GCCAGGACCCGGTCGATGGCCTGCGGGCTCCACCCGAACGTCTCCAGCAGCGCCGCCAACGGCAGGCCCGCCTGCCGCAGCTTCAGCATCGCGTCGGCGACGGCGCCGGGGGAGCGGACCTCGGTGTTGCGCCACACCACCTCGAGCTGGTCGTCGTCGGCGACCTGCGGCACGTCCGCGGCGCGGGCGGCCAGGCGCACCACCTGCTCCCACGCCTCCCCCAGGTCCAGCTGCCGGCGCCGCACCTTCGCCGCCAGGCCGGACTCCGCCGCCAGCAGCGCCTCCGCGGACGGGGGGTTCGCCGACCCGCCCAGCAGGTAGTGGGCGGGGGTGCGGGTCACCGACGCCAGGTGCTTGATGTCCTGCTCGACGGCTTCCACGATGGGGCGCAGGTCGGTGGCGGCGAAGTCGCCGAACTCCGCGGCCGGGTCCTCGGCGGTCCACAGCAGGTCCGCGCCGTACCGGAACGGCGCCGGCCCCGGCACCGGCAGGCCGTCCGGGCCCAGCACCGGTTCCCCGGTGTCGGGGTCGAGCTTGTCGGGCAGCCGGATCCCGGTGGCCCACCGCTGCCGGTACGCCCCGAACTTCCCCGCGGTCAACCGGCCCAGCACCGTCTCGGTGATCCGGTCGATCGCGGGCAGGTGCGCCTGCAGGTCGGACACGCCGTCGCCGCGCAGGTCGGGCAGGTTCGCGATCCGCACCACCGGGCAGCCGCCGAGGGTGTGGGCGGCGGCCTCCACCGGCACCCACGCCCCCGAGGGGGCCAGGTCGATGCTGTCCACGGGGTCCCGCCACCAGCGGACCACCTGCAGTGCGGGGGCGCGATGGGACCGCGGCGCGGGCCGCGCCCACGTGCGGGCCTCGTCCGGGCCGTACCACGCCAGCAGCTCCACGCCGCCGGCGGTCCAGGTGTGCACGGCCTCCGACAACGCCCACGGGCCGCTGCCGGCGCGGACCCCGATCGTGTCCCGGGAGTCCAGCCCCCGCACCGACGCCCCGCCCGCGGCCGCGGGCCACACCAGCACGTAGGAGGCCCCCGACACCAGGGCGTCGACGTGGACCGCGTTCTGCCGGGCGTCCAACGCGCTGCCCTGCCACAGCGCCCACGCCGCCGCGGACGCCTGCGACCCGGCGGTGCAGTTCACGCCCTCCACCACGAGCCGTTCGGCGACGGCGTCGACCACCAGGGCCCCCCACGCGGTGCGGGCCAGGTCCACCAGCCGGCGCAGCTCCTCGCTGGCCTGCCGCGGCACGTGCGGCAGGGCGCTGCGGCCCGCGTAGTACTCGTGCAGGACGTCCAGGCGGGCGGCGTCGGCGCGCAGGTCCTGCAGCAGGGACGTGGCGCGGGACAGCGGATCGGTCATACCGCGAGCCTAGGCCCGCACTGGCCCGAAAGGACTAGTGTCAGTAGCACGGACGGACTACATTGATGGGGAGGCAGCCGGAATGGGTGTCGAGCAGCCCGGAACGGGCGGCGAGCAGGCAGGTCAGCAGCACGACGGGCAGGCACCCGCAACGGGCGCCCCCGGCGGGCAGGAGCAGCCCGGAACGGGCGCCGGCGACCTGGCGGCGGAACTGGCCAAGTGGAAGGACCTCGCCCGGCAGAACGAGGCCCGCGCCAAGGCCAACGCCGACGCGGCCAAGCGCCTGGCGGCCATCGAGGAATCGGGCAAGACCGAGCAGCAGAAGCTCGCCGACCGGCTGCAGCAGGCCGAGCAGCGGGCCGCCGCGGCGGAGTCCCAGGTCCTGCGCTCGCAGGTCGCCACCGCCAAGGGCGTCCCCGCCGCCCTGGCGGGCCGGCTGCAGGGCAGCACCCGCGAGGAGCTCGAGGCCGACGCCGACGACCTGCTGTCCCACCTGCCCACGGCGCCGCCCGGCGCCGGGGCGAAGGTCCCCCCGGTCGACGCCGTCGCCGGGACCGCCGGCGGGCACGGCCCGCGGACGGCAGCGGACGAGTTCGCCTCCTTCCTGGGGGCCTGAGCCGAAAGGACGGGCGCATGGCGCTCACACTGAACGGGGTCGCCCAGGCGGTCCCGAAGGCGGTCGCCGGAGCGATCTTCGAACGGACCACCGAGACCAGCATCGTGATGCGCCTGGCGCAGCGGGCCCCCACCACCCTGACCGGGTCCGCGATCCCGGTCACCGTCGGCGACGTGGAGGCGGACTGGGTCGCCGAGGGCGCCGAGAAGCACGTCTCGGACCCCGGCGCGGCCGTGCTCATCATGGAGCCGCGCAAGGTCGCCACGATCATCCTGGTGACCGAGGAGTTCCGGCGCACCGACCCCGGCGGCCTCCTGGCGATCATCCAGGAGAAGGGCGGCGAGGCGATCTCCCGCGCCTTCGACATCGCCGCCCTGTTCGGGAAGCGGACCGTCGGCGCCGGCGCGGGACCGTTCAGCACGTGGATCGGGCAGACCACGCAGGTCGTGGCGCTGGGCACCAGCGCCCAGGGGCAGGGCGGGGTGTTCGGCGACCTCGTCGGCGCGCAGGGCCACGTCCCGGACTTCAACGGGTACGCCCTGGACAAGACGCTGCGGGCCCGCCTGGCGAACACCCGCGACACCCTGGGCCGTGAGCTGCAGGCCGACCTGACCACGATCGGCGGGGAGCAGGCGCTGTTCGGCCGGGTCATCCACAAGGGCGACCCGACGGTGGCCGGGTTCGGCGGCGACTGGCGGATGTGCGCGTACGGCGTCGGCATGGACCTGACCATGAAGATGACCGACCAGGCCACCGTCCGCACCGGCGGGCAGCTGGTGCCGCTGTGGCAGACCAACCAGATCGGGATCCTGCTGGAGGCGTCCTACGGGTTCGTCGCGCACGACATCGCCGCGAACTTCGTCCGCTTCGACGAGGCCCCCGCCGTCGCCGCGGCCGCGGCCCCGGCCGACGACGCCGACGACGACGAGGTGGCCGAGGCGGCCGACGCGACGGTCCCGGCGGCCGCCGGCCGGGGCGGGAAGCGCTGAGGGGCATGGGCGGGGACCGGATCGCCACCCGCGACGACGTCGAGCAGCGCCTCGGCCGGGCACTGGGCCCGGACGAGGAGGCCCGGTTCGACGTCGCCGCCGGGGACGTCGAGGCGCACCTGCGCATCGCCGCGCCCCGGATCCCCTCCCGCGCGCCGTTCCCCGTCGCCGTGGTGCGGGTCGCCAGCGAACTGGTCATCGCCGCGCTGGCGGCCCCGCCCGGGGCCGGCGGGGACGTCGCCGCCGAATCCCTGGGCGGCTACTCCGTCACCTACCGGGCCACCGCCGGGGGGCTGTCGGACCTGCACGCGCAGCTGCTGGCGCCGTGGTCCCGGCCCCGGATCGGCACCATGACCACCTCCACCGCTGTGGCGGCGCCATGACCCTGTCACCGCAGCGGCTGATGACGGTGCCCTGCACCGTGGTCTCCCGGATCCCGGACGGCACCGACGACTACGGCGCCGCCGTGGTGGTCGAGCACCGCTCAGCGGCCCGCTGCTGGTACTCCGAACCGGTCACGAGCGAGCGCGAGGGCCGGGTGTTCACCGCGATCACGGTGTACTTCGCCCCGGACGTGGCCCTGGACCGGGCCACCCGCATCGAGGTCGACGGGATCGGGTCGTGGGAGGTCGACGGGCAGCCGTTGGCGCACCGCTCCCCCCGCACCGGGGTCCTGACCCACCAGACCGTCCGCGGCAGGGCCGGCGCATGAGTATCCGGTTCCAGCCCAACCGGTCCCTGCCCGACGACCTCGGCAACGACCCGGCGTTCCGCCGGATGCTGCTGTCCAAGGGCATCGCCGTCCGCAAGGGCATCGCCGCGCAGCTGCCCGTGGGCCGCACCGGCGGGCGGCGGGTCGCCCCGTTCGCACGGCAGGCGTTCGCCGAGCCCGACGGGACCGGCCGGGACGTCTCCGTGGCGGTGGGCACCCGGTGGCGGCTGGGCCACATCATCGAGTTCGGCAGCGCCCGCAGCCGCGCCTACGCGCCGGTGCAGCGGGCCGCCCTCGCGGCCGGGCTCCGCTTCCAGCGGGGGAGGCGCTGATGGCCCTGCCCGACCCTGTCCTGGTGTGCCGGGAGGTCCTCCTGGCCGACCCCGCCGTCACCGGCCTCGTCGACGACCGGGTGTACGCCACCCCCGACCTGCCGCAGGGGCACCGCTACCCGTGCCTGCGGCTGACCCACGTCGGCACCAGCGGGCACGCCCCCGTCGGCTTCCGGCACTCCGCGTCCGCCCTGGTGCAGCTGGACGCCTGGGCCGCGCAGATGCGGGACCTGCACACCCTCGCCGAAGCCGCCCTGGACGCCCTCACCGGCCACCCGCACGTCCCCGGCGCCCTGTCGATCCGGCCGGTGTCGGAGGTCCGCGAGCTCGACGAGTCCGCCCAGCCGCCGCTGCACCGCTACCGCACCCAACTGACCGTCCGCATCGCCCACATCGCCCGAACCACCTAGGAGGAGGCAGCCATGCCCTTCGACACCAGCACCGTCCTGCAGGCGTGGGACGGGCAGCTGTTCGCCGCCCCCGCGGGCACCCCGCTGCCCGCCGACCTCGCCGCGCCCCTGGACGCCGCGTTCATCGGCGTCGGATGGCTCACCGACGACGGCCTCACCTTCACCCCCGGCGTGGACGCCCCCGACGCGATCCGCGGCTGGCCCCGCGGGGAGGTCCTGCTGCGCCCACCGCCCACCCTGGAGCCGGAGTTCGGGTTCGCCCTGGCGCAGCACGACGCCGACGCCCTGACCTGGATCACCGACGTGTCCGCCGAACGGGCCCTGGTGCTGCAGTACCGGGCCACCGCGACGTCCCGCCTGCACCGCCTCGTGCTGCCCCTGACCCGGCTGTCCGACGCCGGGGAGATGCCGTTGAACACCGAGGACCTCGCCGCGGTGGAGATCACCGTCGGCTGCCGCCGCGACGACACCGCCGGGTACACCTTCGCGTTCCTGATCCCCGACGGCGACACCGGCACCACCATCCGGTCCTACTGACAGGAGCACCCTCTGATGCCATCGACGAAACGGGCCGCCACCGACGCGGCCGACGTCATCGACCTCGACGCCCGCAAAGCGGCGCGGCTGGAGGCCAAGAGCCCCCGCACCGTCCGCTTCGGCGGCCGGGAGTGGGTCCTGAAGCCCGAGCTGCCGATGCAGTGCGTCGAGCACTTCACCGCCGGCGACCTCGTCGGGGCGTTCGCCCTGATCCTGGTCGACCCCGCCGACGCCGCCGGGTTCCTGTCGTCGGCGGAGCTGACCCGGGAGGACATGGCCGACCTGATGAAGGCCGTGTACGGCGTGGACCTGGGAAAGCCCTAGCCGTCGACCGGCTGCTCGACGAGCACTGGCCGGCGGTGGAGGCGGACTTCCAGCAGCACTACGGGCTCGACCTGGGACAGGAGGTGTACGGGATGGCCCCGATCAGCGCGCGGCGGCTCGGCGTCCTGGTGCACGGCCTGCCCGAGGGCTCCCGCACCGCGTGCGCCCTGAACGGCACGTGGCCCCCCGACCGGACCCTGCTCGGGGTGATCGTGGAACGCCTCGACATCCTCACCGCCGCCACCGTCCGCGCCGCCGGGGGCAAGGTGAAGGAGCCGAAACCGTTCGTGCCCCGGCCCGCTCGGCGCCGCGGCGCCGCGGTGGGCACCGGTGACGCCCTGGACGCCCTCGACCAGGCCCTGGCGGGGGGCGGCCGCTGATGTCCGTCTCCGCAGGGACCGCGTTCATCGAGCTGAAGCCGGACTGGGCCGGGTTCAGCAAGGAGCTGTCGTCGGGGCTGTCCCGGGCCGGGTCCGGGCTGACCGGGTTCGGCAAGCAGATGAGCGTCGCGGTCACCGCCCCGATCCTGGCCGCCGCGGGCGCCGCCGGGTTCTTCGGGATCACCACCGCCGCGTCGCTGGAGCAGGCCGAGGTCGCGTTCGCCACCCTCACCGGGTCCGCCGAGACCGGCCGGAAGGTCATGGCCGACCTCAAGGCCCTCGGCGCGATCACCCCCTTCGAGACCGCCGACCTCACCACCACCGCGCAGCGGCTCCTCAACGCCGGCGTCGCCACCGAGGACCTGACCAGGGCGATCACGTTCCTCGGCGACGCCGCCGGCACGCAGGGCGCGCAGGGCCTGGACCGGCTCGGGTTCGCCTACGCCCAGATCCTCGGCTCCGGGCGGGCGATGACGGAGGACATCAACCAGATCGCCGACGTCGGCGTGCCCATCTGGGGCGAGCTCGCCGCCCAGCTCGGCGTGACGCAGGCGCAGGTCCGCACCATGGCCTCCGAAGGCAAGATCAGCGCCGACGTCATCACCGCGGCGTTCGAGCAGCCCCTGGGGCCGATGCAGAACCTCGTCGGCGGGATGGCGGCGCAGTCGCAGACCCTGACCGGGCTGTGGTCCACGTTCAAGGACACCGTGGGGCAGGGCCTGGCGGACTCCATCACCGCGTCCCTGCCCGACATCAAGTCGGCGCTGACCGACATCACCGCCGCGATCGGGCCCGCCCTGACCGCGGCGGGGCCCGCGTTCGCCGGCATCGCGCAGGCCATCGTGCCCCTGGTCGGGGCCCTCGCCGACGTCCTGGTGTGGTTCAGCGAACTGTCGCCCGAGATGCAGAAGTGGATCGTGTACGCGGTCGCCGGCGCCGCCGCGGTCGGCCCGGTCGCCCTGGGCCTGGGCCG